TGCACGATTTCGAACCAACACACCCACCCAACGGGGGACCCTGTCACCGGCGGCGGCGGTTAATACGCGATGCGGCCCCGCCGTCGGTGTTGTTGTTATGCGTCTGCACTTGGCCGGATCCTATTGGAACTACAGCGAACCGCGGCGGCTAACGTGCGACGGTCGCGCCGTGGATGGGTTGTGCGTGATCGATCCGCGGCGGGAAATTCTGGTCCGGCGTGGACTAACGCCGGAACGCCGGGAAGAAACAACGCTGCACGAAATAGCCCACGCCCTGGACTGGGAAACGGGGGAATCCTGGATCCAGACGTGGTCTAGCGCGGCGGCGGTTTTGTTGCGGCTGGCCGGGTGTCGTAGCCGTCGCGACCCCGGGCCGCGGGCCGGCGGTGCCGTAATGCGGGCAACGCTCCAGCAGACACTACGCCTAGCGCGGCCGGACCTGGACCCCGACAGCGACTGGACGCTATCGGTAGCGGACGAAATTACGCGGGCACTATTGCAGCTAGGCTGGCGCAAATGACATCCGACGGCGACGACTACCGAGCAGCCTGGCAACGGTGTCAACGGACTGCGGCCCGCCGTTTGTCACGGCATTCGGACCCGTGGAACAACCGGTTGGCCCGCATGGCGGAACGGCAGCGGGACCCGTGGCCGCGGGCGTGGTCCCGGGTTCTAAGCGGTGCCGCGGCAGCCACGGCAACCGCGGGCGACTGGTCGCGAAAATTCGCGAACATGGCCCGAATGGAAACCCGCCGCGCCAACGTCTGCGGGGACCCGCGACAGTGAGTAAAGTTAACCGCGCCGCCCTGGAACAGCTGATCCGCAAACAGCGTTACCGGTGCGCGTTGACGAATCGGAAACTAACGCCGCAAACCGTGTCGCTGGACCACGTGGTCCCGCTGTCCCGGACCGGCCGTGACGGTCACCGGCTGGACAACGTGCAGCTAGTCACCGCTGAAGCGAACCGGGCCAAGGGTGCGATGGACGCGGAGGACTTCTTGCAACTTTGCCGCGACGTGGTGCGGACCGCGGACGCAAGGAAACGACGGCGGCGGAAGGCACACCAGCGGCGGCGGCGCAGCCGGTCGGACCGCTACAGGGCCCGCTGGCGGGACGCGACATAGTCGCGGATGGCACGCGTAATCAGCTGGGACCGCGACACCTTATCCGCCGCGGCCAGTTGCGCCAGTTTGTCCAGTTGGGACGCCGGCACCGTTATAGATATGCTACGCGTGTTTCCTTCCGGATGCGTTGCCGGGCGGCCGCGTGTTTCCTGTTTTGGGTCGGTCATGCGATCACCTCTAATGGGAACGGGTCGACGACTTCCGGCGGTTCGATCAACAGCGGGACAAAGTCCGGGGCAGTTGCGATCAATTCCGGTGTCCAGGTTGCCGCGTCGGGGTAGGCTACGACATAGCCGCCGTTTGCCCGAACGTCGATTGGCTGGCCAGCAACCCGTTGCTGGTTGCGTGGCTGGTCGCCGTGTGGGTGTCTATAGACGTGGTGGACGCCGCGGCGGGTACGTTGCCGCAACGGACTGCTGGACGCACTAGCGGCGAAACTGGCGGCCGTGGCGGCGTCGTCACAATCCACCACGACCAGACCGGACACGGCACCGCAGACGATACCGGGCCGGAAGTCTTCAAGGCCGAACCAGTGGTCCAGGTCGGCCGGCGTCGCGTGTTCGTGCTGGTAACGCTTCCAGCGGACGGCGGGCCGCTTGTCCGCCCGCAGCGGAATGACGGAGAAACCCAGTCGGTACAAGTGGTGCGCAAGTTTCCAGCGGTCCATTATTCGGCCCCCCGCATGGCGGCGATATGTTCCGAACACCACGGCGCGCCGCAGGAACAGCCGGGCGCGTGTTGGACTTCGGCCACGATATCGGCCAGCGCGGCGGCGGCCGCTTCGGCAACTGTCTTGTCTATGGCGACTTGTTCCCATTCGGCCAGCGTGGCGAACGTGGCAACGGGTCCAGAGCGGTACGAAAACAAGCGGCAGCCGTTCCACTGGGAAAACGAATATCGGCCGGACTTCGCGGGCCCGACAGCGAACCCGGCGGCCGTCAGCCGGTCGCCAATGTCGTTCGTTGCTTCGTCCGCGGCCCAGTCCTTGTCGACGTCATCGATGCCGGTTAAATCGGCGTGTCCTTCCAGCCATTCCCTGACCCATTCCTGGGACATGCATATTTCCAAGGCGGGGTCGTCGTCGCCCTCCACATAGCAGCGGCGGCCGTCAACGTCGATCACGCCCGGCCCGCCGTCCGTGGTTGCCGCCCAGCGGCTGTCGGTGATTTGTTGGAATGTCGCGGGGCCGATCAATTCGCCCGTTTCCGCGTCGCATAAATCGCCCGTGCGGTCTGTTGCTGTCGTTGTCATGTCTTGCCCTTTGTTGTTGGTGGTGGAAAGAAACAGCCGCCCGGGGCTGGCCCGGGCGGCGTGGGGTGGGGTCAGTCGTTCAGGTTGTGTTTTGTAATGTAATTAGTTGTCGATTTTGTGGCGGCTTTCAGTGTCTTGAAGTGGCGGCCGTCGTAGCCGTAGATGACTTCTTCGCAGCCGTCATAATCAACCCTAACGATTAGGGCGTAAAAACTGCCGTCGGCGTCCTTGCTGATTCTCGGCTGGTATCTGTCTGTTGCTGTCGTTGTCATGTCTTGCCCTTTCGTTGTGTTGTTTGTAACTGCCATGCCCTTTATTGTATCGTGTACAAATACCATGAACAGTAGAGAAAAGGAAAAAGAAGGAAAAAGAAGACAAAAGAAAAGAAAACGCTAGCGAATCCCAGAGGACGCCCAGCCCATAGCCTTGCGTCTGGTCGGTTGTTTTGCGGTTTGTTCGGTCGGATTCTGGGAAACCGACAGTTTACTGTCGGCAAACTGTCGGTAGAGATCTCGGTTTTCTCTGTTCCAACCGCCACGCGGGCAACGACTTACGGAAACCGAGATTTACGCGGATTAACAGAGATCTCGGTTTTCTCGGTTGGAAACTGTCGGAACTGTCGGTTGTTTGCTCGCTCGGTCGGTCGGTCGAAAAAGTAGGCAAGTTCCACCACTTGCCTTCTTTCGCCGCCACTACTTGCCCACTTTTGCCCACCGTTTCGGCACCGTTTCGGCACCGTTTCCCCACCTTTGCCCACCTTCGCCCAGCCCATAGCCTGCGGCCGTTCGCGAACATTCGCGAATGTTGCCCCACCGTTGCGCGGAATAACGCGGCGGCGGCGGGGTGGGAATAATTGCGGGGAATTATTCCAGCGCGGCCCCGCGCAATTCGAACAAATGGCGCGGACAAATTGTTCGGACAAATTCCGACAACTTTGTCACAGTCGCGCCGCGTCGCGCCGCTGCTGGCCGTGTCGAACGATCGCACGGCCCGCAAGTGTTCCAGGTCGCGCGTTACATCGTTACATATACAACCGCGTGTAACAGCTGACACCGCAGCGGCGCGCGTTCTAGGTGTTACATCAGACCGCGGCAACTGTTCCACATATCGCGTGGAACGATGGAGCACCTACCGAACGTTCGGCATTATGTCGAACACTCCGCGCGGCGTGGCGCACTTCTAACTAATTGTTCTAACATTCTGACAACGCTATTTGTCATAGTCGCGCCGCGTCGCGCTGGCCGGCCCGGTAGCCTGGAAACTGGCCGGGCGATTATCTATAACCGGGGCCGCGCCCCGCGCAAACGACGGCGCCCGCCGTATTCGCGAACGTGGACAATAAAAAACGCCCGCCAGCTGTGACCGGCGGACGTTCGCGACCCTTCCCCAAGCGACAAAAGAAGGGTGTCTTTCAGAGACGCCCGACATTATACCAGCCCGCCGCCAAAAACGCCCCCCGCGTTGCGTGCGCGTTGCGTTGCGGTTGCGGTTGGCGCTTGTCTGTCAGTACATACGTGCCGTTGTCGTTGCGTTGCGTGGCCGTTCGGTCGACGGTCCCCGCTGTCTGTTTCTATTGTGTTGTACTAAGTGCCGCTGACAACACAATGACGAAACGCGGCGCAACACAGCGCAACATTGCGCAACATTCGGACACGGGCGCCGCCGCGGTTTTAGCCTTGTTTTATAGTGGTTTGCGGCGTCTGGTCCGCTTCTACGCGGTCCGCGCGGTCTGGTTTCAGGACCCAGTTCCCGTTAAGGGAGTGAAGGTTCGAATCCTTTCATCCGCACTGGCGGCAAACCCCTTGTTTTCCAGTGGTATTGGCGCGCGGCCGCCCGGCCCGCTAAGATCTGGCCCACGTCAAACGGTGGCAATTGTGTTGTACCTAGTACAACACAATGGGCGGCCGGGCATCTAAAACCGCAAGATAAGGGCAAACCATGGCAGGAAGAAAAGCGCGCGCCGGGATTCTTAAATACGCGAAACACAAGTCGAGGGGATGCGGCTACATTTCATATCCGCGGCAGCCGGACGGACGGCGGCCGGTCGAATATCTGCCCGGCGCGTACGAATCGGGCGAAATGCTGGAAGCCTACAACAAGAGCATGGGGCACTGGCTCACCGAAAAGACGGTGCCGCCGTGGGTCGGCAACAAACGCCGCAGCCGACGCCGCAAGCAACCGGCCCGCACGCTGGCGGACCTGCCCGAATACGGGCCGACGGTCAACGACATTGCCGACCATTACCAGGAATTCTATGACGGGCATTATTCAGCCGGGGAGGCGGAATCTCTCAAGTACGCGCTGGCCCATCTGCGGCGCTGTTACGGCGACCTGTCCGCCTACAAGTTCGGACGCCGCGAACTGGATCTGGTCCGCGAGAGTATGATCCAGCGCGGCAACTGCCGCGGGTACATCAACAAGAACATAAACCGTATCAAAGGTTGTTTTTCCCGGGCCGCTCAGCGGGGGACCATTCCCGACGAAGTGCCCGCCGCCCTGACGATCGTTAAGGCGCTGCGGAAGGTCGACAGCCGCGGGGCCCGCGACCGACCGAAGGTAAAGCCAGTCCCGGATCACATTATCGAGGCCACGCTGGAACACTTGCCGGAAGTCGCCGCCGATATGGTCCGAATCATGCGGGCACTCGGCCGCCGGTCGGGCGAAATCTACGCCATGAAAGCCGATGACATTGACCAGGAATCCGACGACCTATGGGTCTATCGGCCTAAACACAAGTTGACCTACCTGGAAGAAGCGGCCGAAGGTCACGACTGTCAAGAAGTGTACTTTTCCAAGCGGACGATTCCCATTCTGCGCAAGTGGATCAACCGCGGCAGCGCGTCGGGCCATGTGTTTGTCCGGCCACAGTGGGACGACCCGCGCAACCGGAACCGGGCGACCGTCGGCAAACCCTGGGAGCGGCGCGCGTTTGGCGGGCTCATTCGCCGCGTCTGCGAACGCAACGGGATACCCCGCTGGACGCCGCACCAGTTGCGGCACTCGTGCGCGACGGAAATCTACAATTCCGGGCGGCCGATCGCCGCGGCTATGTTACAGCTGGGGCACCGCAGCCACACGACCACGGAACGCTATATCCTGCCCGACAACAATCTGGCGAAGGAACTAGCCCGGGAAATATGCTAGGCCGCCCGGGTTGCCCGGCCGCCGCCGGCCGCTAGACTGGCGGCGGGTGTTTACCGGGTTGCCACCGGTTGCCGACCCCGGCGTCCTAGCGGTCCCGCCGGGGTTTTTTCGTGCGCGGCAACCACCGACAACCACCGACAACCACCGACAAGGCCCGTGTAAGTAGGCGCGCAGTAGGCGGGCATTTTCGCGCGCGCTACGCGCGTAGTTTCGCGCGCGCTAGATGCTATTTTGCATCGGGGACACGTGGGGTTGTCCTGGGGGTTACGATCCGCCAAGCCGCAGAATCGGACCAAATCGGACCACGATCGGACCACAATCGGACCACAATCGGACCAACCATGCGACGCCGTGCGACGTCATGCGACGCGGCGCAAACGCAATCGGACCACGATCGGACCAAATCGGACCCTGCCGCGCGTTATCCCTGGTCAACCTTAACCAGGGATTGGCAGCCCGTGCGTTATCCCTGATTCGGCCGAATCGGGGATATGGGGCCCGCGCACAATTCTTGTGGCATTGTCACAAACGGTGTGGCAATTACGCGGCGCCGTGCGGCGGGCTGCGGTTAGTCTAGATCCGCTTTGCTGGTTTTCTCCGTGTAGGGTTCCCCGCGCTGGGACGCGTCCAGACTCAGTTCGGCCGCCACGCTGAACCGTTCGCAGTTGCTGACACCGAGTGCGAAGCTAGGCGAATTGAATAGATAGAGCGGTTCCAGGTCGCCCTCTTCCACTTGCCGGCGGATATCGGCCAGCCGCCGCGTTACCCGTTCCAGCCGCTGTTCGAACCGTCGCAAATCGGCCGCGTTAAAGGGGGTTGTAAACTGTTTTGCTTTCGACACGGCGCGACACTTTCGGACCGGCGCGGGCCGGTCGCGTTGTTGGGATCGGTGCCGGCTGCCCGGCTAACGGCGGAGCGTATAACGAACGCCGCGAAATACAGACACGGGACAAAGGAAAAGAAAACGCCGCCCGTTTGTCAGTTGGTATTCGTCGACGGAAATTCCACAATAACGCGCAGCACTGCGCAACATTAGACAAGAAAAAAACAGTCTCCACAACCGCCCACCGTTTAATAGTTTGCGCCGAAATAACAATAAATCTAGGCGCTTTTATGAGTTGATTTTAAACGCCGGCGTTTTCTGGGGTGTAAATTAAAAGCAAAGGAAATTGACGCAAGGTTGCGCAGTAAGACAAAACGCTAGAGATTATCGGGGGCGGAAATGCAAGTGACCAGACACGACCCGCAAAACGAACGGCCGGCGCTGGGAGAAAAGGAAATCGGCGACTACTTTCTAAATCACCATATGTTGCCCTTCGTCTGGGGACGCGACCGGGACGGCAAACCGCGCGGGCCCTGCCGCGGCACGCTTTGCCGCTGGCGCAACACCGGCAAGCCCGTACGCGGTGCCGACGGCAAAACGCAATACATCAAATTAGAGGGCAGTTTCAAGTTGGGCCGTTCGCGGTTCTACCGGCCGGCGGAAGTCGACGTGTTTTTACTGCGGGTCGCCATGGCTGGGGGAACCGAAACACCACGAAGACAGCGACGCACGGAGGCGCGCGGCAATGACTTACAGCGAGTATGAGCACCACGGCGTCCGGACGTCGCGGGATATCAAATCCGCCTACGTGGACAACAACGTCCCCACCGCCGGGATCCACGAAGACCTGACATTTGAGCAGTACCAGTCCCTGGTTGATCCCGACGGCTGGCCGCTGGTCAACGCGTCCAGCCTAAAGTTCTTGGCGCGGAGTCCGGCCCATTATCACGCCCATCTATTGGCGGGCGCGACCGACCCCACGCCGGCCATGCGTTTCGGGACGCTATGCCACACCGGGATCCTGGAAGCGGGCGCAGTGGCCGGGCGTTACATTTACCCGCCGGGCGACCTGTACGACAAGGTCCGCACGAAGACGGGCCGCAAACCGGCCAACCCGGCCGCCACGAACGAGGGGCGCGCCGTGTTGGCCCGCTTCAAAGCGAAACACGCGGAAAAGGAAGTGATTACCGCGCAAGAGTATTACCGCATGTTGGCGATTGTTAACAGTTTGCGGACCAGTCCGCGGGCCGAACAATTTCTGGCGACGGGGTCCGGGGTGTCAGAGCTAACTTGCGTTTGGCAAGACGTTACCACGGGGATCTGGTGCAAAGCGCGTCTAGACTTCGTCCAGCGTGGGGAACGCGTGGTCGATCTGAAGACGACCCGCAGCGCCGACCCGATCGACTTTGCCAAGTCGTTGGCGAACTTTGGATACTACAGACAGGCAGCGCATTACCTGGAAGCGGCGCAGCGGTGCCGGCTGGACTGTCGACGGTTCGCGATTGTCGCCGTGGAGTCGGAACCGCCGCACGGGGTCGCCGCCGCGGAACTGTCCTTGCAGTCCCTGGGGCAGGGGCAGCGCGAAATTAAGCGGTTGATGATCCAGCTACAGGAATGCCGGATCCGCGACCACTGGCCCGGATACCTCGACCCGGGAATCTGGGAGTTACCCCCGTGGGCGCAGGACGGCCAAACGGACCCGCCAGTGTGGGAAAATCCGGAACCCGAAAACTAACACGAAGCAAGGCGCAACAATGGGACGCGAACATCTGGAAAACATGGCGCTGGGCGACTCGTTCTTTATCAAGCCAGAGAACCTGCCCGGCCCGGCGCAGGTTGTCACAATCAGCGAGGTTCACTATTGGGACACCGGGACCTGGGCGGCGAATCCGGTTCGCGTGTTGAATTTCCACGAGATCCCCGACGGCGATCTGGTGCTGCGCACCGTCAATAAAAAGCGAGTCATGGCACTTTACACGACCAACGGGCTAACGTGGCCGGGGAAAAAACTGTTGCTATACCGGACGCGGACCAGCTACGCGGGGCGCCCGTGTCCGGGGGTCCGCGTGTCACATCCGGACGAAGTCCCGCCGGAAATTGTGATCGACGAACACGACCAACCGGTCACGCTGACGCCGCCGCCGGCGGAAGGGTCGGGCGATGGATGACGCGCCGCGGTTCGTTCGCGTGGGCGACGTGTGGCACCGGCTGAAAAAGACACGACCGTGGCTTTGCGTGTCTTGTGGCCGGCCGATTGAACACCGGCGCCCCGACTGGACAACCGCGAATCACCACTGCCGGGCCAAACACGACGCCGGGAAGCATGGCCGCGGGCAGGAACTGGGGCAGGAAGTACAGCCGCCATTTACCGCGCGGCTGCGGTACGGGTTCGAACTATTACACTCTGGGGGCTGGGAATATGACCCGCATACGGACGGTCAAGCCTGAACTATGGCGCAACGCGCGATTTTGCCGGGTATCGCTCCCGGCGCGGTTGCTGTTCGTGGGAACGTTGAATTTTGCGGACGACTGGGGCCGCCATCCGCTGGACCCGATGGAAATAAAACTAGCGGTTTTCCCGGGCGACGCGGTAGACGTCGCGCAACTGGCGGAAGAACTGACCGCCGCCGGATTGTGGGGCGTATATACCACCGACGCGGGGCCGTTTGTGCAAATTCTGGGATTCTTGCGGCATCAGCGGGTCGACCGTCGACAGCCGGCCCGCTGGCCGGAACCGACGCCGGACAACAGCGACCAGGACCTGCCCGCCCGCTGGCGGCTGTTCTTTGCCGACCTGCAAGCGCTCAAGATCAAAATGGGAATTGTGGACGATCCGCCGCCCGATTCGACGAACGATCGACGAACGATCGACGAACGATCGACGAACGATCCGCGAACGATCGACGAACGATCGACGAACGATCCGCGAACGTTCGACGACAGAGGGGAAGGGAGGGGGAAGGGATCAAGGAAAGAGGATCAAGGAAGGGACCAGGAGGAAGGAGGGGACGCGCCCTTCCCCCCGGTCCTGTTTCCATTGGGACGGATTAAAGAAACCAAATTAAGCAACGCACTGTTAAGCGATTTACACGTCGCCTATGGCGCAGACGAAACCGGACGGCAGCTAGTGAAGCTGGCGGCGTGGGTGCGTGGTTCAGAGAATGGGCTGCGCCCCGAAAACGTGGAACAGTGGATCCGGCGGAAATTCGAAGAGGACCACCGGCCGCCGAACAGCGGCGGGACCCGGGGCCGCGTCGCGTTCCAGCTGGACGAAAAGCAAATCTTGGCAGCCATCGCGGAGTCCGACTAATGACACCAGAACACGCGTTAGAACTAGTTAACCGCATGCGGGCCGCGTTCCCTGCCTGGGACGTCTGGGTCCAGAACAAGAGCGCCAACCCGCAAGCAACGTTCGCCGAATATTCGCGAGCGGTCAAACCGTTGCCGCGGGCGTACGTGTCCGCCGCCGTGGATGAAATGGTAGCGGCGCCGGAGTTGCCCACTTATTCCAGCGTAATTCCGGAACTGTTGCGCAAGGCGCAGGCGATCCAGTACCGGGAAGCGGGACCGACGGACGAAGAGCGGCAGCGGCTGCGGGTCGCGTTTGAGGCCCAGCGCAAGGACCGGAACGAACGGCAAGCGGCACCGGGGACCAGTCGCCGCGCCATGCTGCAAATCGCGGAAATCTGGGAAGAAAGCGCCGAGAAGTTCCCCGGGGACCTGGGCGGCTACTATCCCAGCGGACACCGGACGCCGCGGGGCCGCTACGTATCAGAACGGGCAGAAGAAATATGGCGGCAAATTGACGCCGACCGACTAGCAAGGACGCCACACAATGGGGACAAGCCCGACGAAGCGGACGTTGGCACACTTTAGACGCAAAGAGTGGGACGCCGAAAAGGTCGAATTTTGGAACGCGGCGGCCCAACAAAGCCACGATTTTTTGGGGTTTGGGGACGTCGTGGTCTTCGACGAAGACCGGCACCGGCTCATGATTTTGCAGGTAACCAGCTATAGCAACATTGCGGCCCGCGTCAAAAAGATAAAGACCATACGCCGCCGGATTGCCCTGAAGTGGATTGACTTCGGCGGACTGATAGAGGTCTGGGGCTGGAAAGAGTACGACAAAACAGCCATGGAGGGGGACTTTATCGGCCGCCGCTGGCGTCCGCGCATTGTTCCCATAAAGAGAAGTGATTTATCAAACGACCAGAAAACGCTAGAATTCTAGCGCGGTTTTTGCCCGGCCGCTTCCCGGCGGTCCGTTTGAGATGCCACGGGCCGCCGGGGTTCTAATTACATTTCAGGGAATGCAAGATGCTTGCCCGGTTAGTGTTCGCGGCGGCGCTGTTCGCAGGTCAGGAGGACACCGCGGGCAGTTCGCCGCGGGCCGCGATCCCGGCCGCCGTTATGCGAAACGCGGCCGCCGTGTGTCGCGTCCAGTGTGGGAGCAGTGTTGGCAGCGGTTGCTATCTGGGCGACGGGCTGGCGCTGACGTGTCGCCACCTATTCGACGGAGAAGGGAACCGGGCCGGCGTGGCCACGTTCCCCGACGGCCGCCGGTACGGCTGGACCCTTCGCGCGTTGCTGTCTGAATGGGACGCCGCATTGATTGAATTTTCCGCCCGCCCGGTCCGCTTGCGTGGTGTCCGGATCGCCCGCAATAACCCGACCCGCGGGCAGCGGCTGTATATGGCCGGCTGGTCGACCGGTCGCGCCGGCTTCCGGGCCGGACTATTCCGGCGTACCGTGGGCCGCCCCGGGGGCCACATGTTGGACTGGGGACAAATGGAACGGACCGGCCACGGGTCCGCCCAGTCGGGCGACAGTGGCGGCCCGGTTTTTACCGCGGCCGGGGAGTTGTGCGGGAACCTCTGGGGATCCGATGGACAGTCGACCACGTTCTTAATGCCGGGCCGCTTGCATAGGTTCTTATTGCCACACAACGCCCGGCTGGCGCGCTGGCATGCGGCACTAGCCCGCGGCTGGTGTCCGCCCAGTTGGGGCAGCGGCAAAGGGTCCGCGGTCACCGTACCCAGCAACGGACGCCCGACACCCGTTCCCGTACCGGAAGCGGAAACGCCAACGCCAACGCCGCCCGCAGCGGCAGCCGTCACACTGACCGACGCCGACCTGGAAAAGATCGCCGCCCGTATATTTGTACGCATGCAGAACAACCCGGCACCGTTCCGCGGCGTGACCGGGCCGACCGGGCCCGCCGGACCGCCCGCGAAACTGTCCGACCTGCCGCCCGTTGTCCTGGAAATTCACGACCGGGGCACGGTCTACCGCCAATCGCGGCCGCTAGGCCAGCCCATCAAAATAGAAGTAACCGGGGCGCTCAATGCCGCCGGACGTTAACACGACCACCCTATCCGCTAACCCCCCGGGAGTTGTTGCCGTGGACGATATTATCAGCAAGTCGATGGACCAGAATTTCGCGACCCGTCACGAACGACTTAGCCAAACCGCGGAACGGTTCAACGATGGCGCCGCGTTTGTGAGCCAAGAGTCAAAACAACATTTCTTGCACAGTTCCGCGATCGTTTACGCCAGCGCGGCCAACCAAATGGAAAAGGACGGACTAGCCGACCAGACATTGCAAGCCAAGACCGCCGGCATTTTCCCGGGCTACCTGCCGCCGAATAACCCGGCTAAATAATGGGCGACGATGACCGACCAGAATTTCCCTGGATCGAACAGCGGCAAGCGTACGCCGCGGAACGGGGCGACCCCGGACGGTGGCAACGACGCTGGCGCCAGTGGTGCGGCACGTTCTCCGCTGGCGGTGCTGTCGTATCTGGCGGGGATGCGGACACAAGAGCGGAACCACAAACGGGCGGAAGCGATGGGCAACGCGCAACTGGCTGAGCATTTCAACCACTTCACGCCGCCCCAAGATGACGACGTGATCCACTACCAGGACAACAGCCCGACGACGACGACGCACCACCACTACCAGCCGCCGGCGTCGAAAGCGGGCGGCGGTTGGCTAGTGGCGGCGGCGCTGGCGCTGGCTGGCGGCGGCGGTCTGTCGGGCTACGCGGCACACGCACTGTTAACGCGGCAAGTCGCGCCGCCGGCCGCGACCGATACGGACACGCAAAACACCTTGCGTTTTCTCGAATGACGAAGCCGTACTACAGCCACGGCGGAATAGAAATCTATCACGGCGACTGCTTGCAACTACTGCGGGCGGGCGTCATCCCTGGACCGTTCCACGCTGTCGTCACTGACCCGCCGTACGCGTCCGGGGCGCGGACCGACGCCGGCAAACAAACGGCGGGCGGCTGGAAGGGGACCGGGTCGCGGTTCAACAAGAACCCGATCGAGAACGACCAGATGACAACGACCGGTTTTGTCTGGTTTATGCGCGAACTGTGTCTGGAGTGTGTCCCACTGTTAGAAATCGGCGGGGCGTTTGTATCCTTTATCGACTGGCGACAATGGCCCAACCTTGTCGGCGCTGTCGAGTCGTGCAACTTGCGTGTTTCTGGAATGTTGGTCTGGGATAAAATTTCAGCCGGGCTGGGGAACGGTTTTCGGTCGCAGCACGAACTAGCGCTGGTGAGTTCCCGCGGCACGCTGGAAGTGTACAACCGCAGCAAGGGGAACGTAATACAACACAAACGGGACGACAACTCCCTGCATCCGACAATGAAACCGCTAAAACTAATGTCGGAAATTCTGGAAGTTGTGGCGCCGGTCGGCGGCCGTGTACTGGACCCCTGTTGCGGTGCGGGCGCGACGTTACGCGCGGCGGCCGATCTGGGTATCGGGGCCGTGGGAATCGACGTTAGCGAACGACACTGCGAAACGGCCGCGGAGCGGTTGCGGCAAGGGGTGCTATTTTCATGACGCCCGCCCCGGCTAACCCCGACACACTGGAAGAAAAGAAGGCCAAGCGGGCTAAGCGCCAAGCGGCGTGGCGGGCCCGTGACGCCGCGCTAACCGAAGCCGGAAACGAAATCGGCCCCATTCCGCCGGTAAAGAATAAACGCCGCCGGGCCCAGTGCGAAAAGGATTTGCAGCGGGCGCTAAAAATCTATTTTCCGCGGCGGTTCCCGCTGCCGTTTTCGCGGGATCACGTCCGGGTGATTGAGTCGATCCAGACCGCGGCACAGGATGGAATGCTGCTGGCGTTTGCCTTGCCGCGTGGGTCCGGGAAAACGACCATCTGTGAGTGTGCCGCGCTACTGGTCGCGCTCTGGGGCTGGCATGATTACGTCGCGTTGATCGCCGCCACCCAGCAGCACGCACGTAAACGGATCGAGTCCGCGAAAATGGAACTACGCCACAACGCCAAGCTGGCGGCCGATTTTCCCGAAGCGGTTTTCCCGATCCGGAAGCTAGAGAACATCACGCAACGGGCACGCGGGCAACGCTGCGAAGGGAAACCGACCGACATCCGCTGGGAATCGGAACGAATTGTTTTCCCGTCGATACCGGGCAGCCCGTGTTCTGGCGGCTGCCTGGAGTCCGCCGGGTTGTTGGGCGCGGTGCGTGGCATGAATCTAGCAACGCAAGACGGGGAAGTCACGCGGCCCAGTTTCGCGCTGATCGACGACCCGCAGACGCGCCGGTCGGCATCGTCCCCGCAACAGTGCGACGAACGGGAACGGATCCTGCAAAGCGAGATTTTGTATCTACCAGGACCGGGAAAAAAAATAGCCGCCGTTATGCCGTGCACAGTTGTGCAGCCGGACGACATGGCGGACAGGATGCTAGACCCAACCAAGAACCCCGAATGGCGCGGCATCCGCGCGCCGCTGGTCTATGCCATGCCTGCCGACACGGACAAATGGGACGAATACGCCCAGCTACGGCACGAAGACCTAATCGCGGGCGGCACGGGTAAGAAGGCTAAGGCGTTCTACAGGAAACACCGTAAGGCCATGGACCGGGGCGCAGAGGTTGCTTGGCCGGAACAGATCGACGAAGGGGACTTGAGCGCCCTGCAAAGCGCGATGAATAAGTATTATCGGGACCGGCCCGCGTTCTTTGCCGAAGCGCAGAACGACCCGGGCGGGGCGGACCGGGACAACGCCGCGGACGAACTGCGGCCGGCCGCGATCGCCGCCAAGGTCGGTAGCTACGCACGCGGCACGGTGCCGCCGGGGACGCTGGCGACCACCTGTTATATCGACGTTCAGAAAGAGGTTCTTTTCTACGTGGTCACCGCGTGGGGCGAAAATATGACCGGCCACACGGTCGATTATGGGACGTGGCCGCGGCAGCGGGCCGATTATTTCAGCCTGTCCAACTTGCGAAACACGTTAACCAAGAAATACCCGGGCCGGCAATTGGAAGGACGGCTGCGGGCCGGGCTGGTCGATCTGGTCGGGGAATTGTCGAGCGCCTACCAGATCAACCGCGGGCTGGTCGATGCCGCTTGGGGGTTGTCGCGTGACACGGTCTATGATTTTTGCGCAGGGCGGCCGGAATTCTGGCCCAGTCATGGCCGGTATATCGGACCCGGTAGGAAACCCATGCGGGCGTGGACGTTCAAACCGGGCGACCTGCCCACGCGGTTGGCGCGGCGGACCGCCGCGGAAGCGGCGCACTGGCGCAGCCCGCGACCGGAACGCGGGGAAGTCCGTCACGTGTTGGTGGACGTCAATTTCTGGAAGTCGTACCTAGTCCGGCGGCTGGCAACGGCAGCCGGTGACAAGGGCGCGCTGGCACTTTTCACGCCGGAGGGCAACCGCACCCACCGACTATTCGCGGACCACTTGACCGCGGAGACGCGGGTCGAAGTCAGCGGGCCGTACGGCACAACGGACGACTGGCGAATCAACCCCGGACGACCGGACAACCACTGGCTAGATTGTCAGGTTGGCGCGGCGGTTGCCGCGAGTATTTGCGGGCTTTCCCTGGACCAGACCACGCCAACCCCGACGGGCCGCCGCCGACAGCGGCAGAAAGTGAAATATCTATGATGGTTGACGAAGAACGCAAACCGAAACGCAAGCCGACGAAGCGACGCGGACGCCCCAAGGGATCCAAGACAAAAGAACGGGACGTGGTCGCGGCCGATCACACGCGGTGCCGCAAGTGTGGCAGCGAGAAGCGGACGCCCTACGCCAACAGCCACGCCGTGGACGTCTCCGCGGTGCGTTGTCTACGCTGCCCGTTGACCGGGCCGAAAGGGCGCGATTGCGGGTGCGGCGGCCGGTATGAGTTGCCGTTCTCTCGGGTGGTGCTGCGGCGGACAAGTTGCAAGGACTGCGGGCAGGCGCGGTTCGACAAGTACTGGGAAACGTAGGCGCCACGACCTGCCGCGCGCCCAGTAAAAAACGCGACGCGCTTTTCGGTTCTGTTTCCCGCGCGGACGGTTCGCCATAGTCCAACGCATGGACACGGACAACAGCGCGAAAATCACGGAACTTGAAACGCTTCTCCAGTCCGGCGCGAATAGCGTTAACGTTGACGGCGTTAGCGTGTCAATCGATCTGGACAGCGTGCGAAAAGAACTACGCCGACTACAAGCGGCGGATTCTATCCAGCGACGCAAGCGGCCCGCCGCGGCAACCATCAATCTAGCGGGGTTCTAATGTCGCAAACGACATTCGACCCCGGCTGGGGCCCGGACAAGTCAAAACAATTCGGATACGACGCCATTACGTCGAAGGGGCGCCGCCGGCCGCCGTCCAACCAGACGAAGGCCGAAGGCAAACTGTTAGACCCGCAAGGGCGGCAGACGCTGAACGCGACAACGCGCGATCTGATCCGGAATATGTCGGTTGCTAAGTGGATGATAAGCCAGCACCTGGCGTACTGTTCCACGTTTGATATCCAGTTCACCACGGCCGATAAAGGGCTGAACGCCTATCTGGCCGACGTGGTCGACTACTACGGCCGGGCGACGAATTTTGACGCGGCCGGACGGCACCGGGCGGACCATTTCTGGCGAATGGCGGAAGCCCGCCGGGTGATCGACGGCGACGTGGGGCTGCTGAAACTGGGCGACGGACGGGTCCAGGCGATCGAGTCCGACCGGATCCGCAACCCGGCCAGCGTGCGTAACTTCGTCACGAACCCGCGGCAGCCCAACGCCCGCGGGAAGTGGGTCAACGGCGTCAAGGTCACCGAAGCCGGGCGGCCGCTCGCCTACAACATCTGGCAACGCAAGGACGGCGGGCCGAACTTTACCGCGCCGCGTGATATCCGCGCCGGCCGGTTGTGGCTCTACGGGTTCTTCGATTCCACGTGGCGGTTCGATCAAGTTCGCGGCGTGTCGCCGCTGGCGTCCGCGATGAACAGCCTACAGGACTGCCATGAAGCGCAAACCTACGCGGCGCTAAAAGCGAAAGCGCAGGCTATGTTCGCGATGGTTTTTTCCCGCGGCGGGGACGAAGCAGTCGGGGACGTGACCGGCGGCGGCGCTGGCGGGGACCCGGAAGACAAAGCCGGCTACGACGTCGATATGGGAACCGGTCCCATTTCGCTGGACCTGGACCCGGGCGACCGGGCGGAATTCCTGGAAAGTAAATCGCCGAGCAACGAATTCCGCGCGTACATGGATCACACGATCACGGCGGCGCTTAAGGCGCTGAACCTGGACATAACCGCCTACGACCCGACGACGGCAACTTGGCACGGGTCACGGTCCGCCCAATTGCATTATGAGCGCTCTTGTATAGACGCCCGGAACGATCAAAAGGAACTGCGCAACAAGTGGACGGCGTGGCGCCTAACGCTGGCCGCGATCGACGGCGAACTGGAACTGCCGCGCGGCTGGACCGTGCAAGACGTGTCCTGGGAATGGGTCCACCGTGGCCAACCGTGGTGGCGACCGGACCAGGAAATCGCGGGGGACATCCAAGCAATCGGCGCCGGGTTCAGCAACCCCTACCGCGTCTGCCGTGAGCGCGGCCAGGGGACGTTCGAACAAAACGTTGATTCCACGCTAATGGCGATCAAGTACGCACGCCAGCGCGGCTTGGAAGAAATCGGCCAGCCGCTGGCGTTGAACTTTGAAAGCGACGCCGCGCCCGTCGCGCCGGAACCTATCGACGAAGAAAGTGACGCATGAACGACAGCGACAAGCAATTTCGGGACGTACCCACCAGCGCGCTCCGCATGTCTGCGGAACTGGCGCTGGCCGGGAAAGTGCAACAGGAATCGGGCGAAGTGTCGTCGGTGCCGGTCCGGATCCTGGCCCGTACGGCGGACCCCATCACCCACCCCTACTGGGGCGAAATTGTCCACGACCTGTCCGGCATGATCCCGCGCAAGGCACGGACCCCCATCGACTATTTACACGACGGCGAACCGATCGGCTATTCCGACAACCACGAAACCACCGAACGCGGGCTGGAAGTCGACGCGGAACTTATCAGCACGCAACCGGGCGACCGGGCCGCCGTGATCATGGCCAAAGCGGCCGCCGGGATCCCGTGGGAAGCGTCCATCGATTGGAACGGACCCGGCACCGTCTTAGAGGAACTAGCGGAAGACGAGGTCGCCGAAGTGAACGGCAAGCAATTTGCCGGCCCCGGTTTTGTCGTCCGGTCTTGGCCGCTTCGGTCCGTCGCAATCGTCCCATTCGGCGCGGACCCGGGGACCGCGTCGCAATTTTCAGAATCGACACCAACCACCACGCCCGTGCAAGTCATCAGAAAGGCACACAGCATGACCGACGAAAAAACGACCAACCAGGAAGCCCAACCGGCCGCGGAATTGTCCGCCGCTTTCGACGTGAAGGCCGACGAAGTAGCGGCCGCCGCGGAACCGCAACCGCAGCCAGAACCGCAACCGGAACCGCAACCGGAACCGGTCGCCCAGTTTAGCGAACCGGCCGCCGCGTCCGTTAGTGACCTGCAAAAACTTTGCAGCAACGCCCCGGAAGGGTTCGACGTTAACGCGTTCATCGTTGCGACGGCTGGCAACGGTGCCGACCTGACCGGCGCGACGCTGGAATATACGCGGCAGCTGGAAACGTTCGCCGCTTCGGCTGCGGAACAAGCGAAGGAAGCGGGCGCGAAAGTGGCCGCTTTTGATCGGGGCGAAGAACACCCGGTCTCGTTCGACGGACCGGCAAAGCAACCCGCCGCCAACGTTCACCCGTTACAGCAATTTATCGATATCCCAACCCGCCAGCGCCAGCGGCGGCAATCGCTCAACAACTGAAACCACCAGACTTAAACGGAACCACCCAGCAAAGGATTCTGAACCATGGCCGACAGTTTACTTACACTCGCGAACCTCGCCACGATCAATAGCCGCGACATCGACAGCGACGTGGATATTAGTTTGCTATTGCAAGGGTCCCCACTGGTTGCCGCGCTCCCCGCGACAGTTGCCAGCCTGGGCGACTCCCACAAATACGCCGCCGAGTCCGCGAACAGCGCCGCAGTTTTCCGGGCCGCGAATGCCGGTAAAGATTACGCCGCCCAGACGGACGTTTTGAAAACCGTCACGTTGAAATACCTGGACGCGTCAGTGAAGTACGACAAGCAGGTCGCAGATGCGTATATCTACGGCCCGGAAGCGTTGATCGCCCAGCGGGCAGCCAGCGCACTTCGTGACGCGTTCTTCACGATCGAAACCCAGATTTTGAGCGGCACCGCGTCCGACGCGGACGGGTTCGCGGGGTTCCCTAACTCAGAATATATGGATGCGCTGGCGGACGACATGTGTGTCGACGCCGGCGGAAGTACTGCACTTTCCAGCGTGTACGGCGTCCGCATGGACCGTGACGGCGTCAACTTGCTGGTCGGTAACGAGGGGGAAATCAGGATCGGGGCGACCCGTGAAGAACAGACCCTGGACAGTTCGTCGAAAGCGTTTAACTCCTACATCACGCCGATCGACGCGTGGGCCGGGATGGTTGCTTACGGCAAATACTCCGTGGGCCGTATCGCCAATATTGACGACGGATCCAACAAACTAACCGACAACCTGCTGTCTAGCCTGCTGGAACAATTCCCCGGCAACGCGTGGCCTAACGCGTGGGTAATGTCGCCGCGATCGGCCCGCCAGTTGCAACAGTCGCGGACCGCGACAACGTCAACCGGAACGCCCGCCGAATGGCCAACCCAGACCGGCGCGTTTGGGATCCCGATTATCGTTTCAAACGGACTGGGCGCTGCCGAAACGCAAGTTACCTAGAGCCGGGGCTTGACGCATGGCAACCGCCTACCAGAACGCTGTCACCGCTGCGCTGACCGCCGCCGGCCGCTTGGCCGGCGTGTCGGTCACGTATACGACCGGCGCGGGGAGCGTGACGCTGGCCGGGTCGGTGATCCGCGGGAATACCGACTGGGACCTGGAAACAGAAAACGGACTAGCCGAGCGATGGGAATCAACCGACTGGATTGTGCCGGTTGCCGGGCTAGTGATCGCCGCGGCGTCGGTGACACCCGCCAAGGGCGACACGATAACGCAAACGATCAACGGCACGACATACACCTACACCGTTTGCAGCCCGTCCGGGTTGCCGGTTTTCCAATATCTGGACCGCGGGACGCGTACGCGTTACCGGGTACATAGCAAGTTGACGGCAACGGCATGACCCTAAGCAATGGTAACAAATATGTTACTTGGAAAGAGTACCTAGTCACCGGGCTGTCGGTTGCGACGGGGCTAATAGGTATTGGCGTTGTTAACTGGCAAAGTCACGCGGCCGGGACGCACGCGGGCGCGGTGCGGGCGGCGGAATACGAACGCACCACGGACAGTATCCATAAACAGCTAGACCGGATCGAACAGAAACTGGACCGGATGGGGGGCGACCCTTGACCGACTCGCGAGCCGTAAAAGTTGCCGACGCACTTGTCAGCGCGATCAACGCGGCCGCGTCTGGTTTCAGTATTACGACGTTCAACTGCCGCCGCGACTGGCAACCGGTCGTCGATCTGGCGGACCTGTCAACGCTACAGATTCGCGTGATACCGGGCCCGGTGAATTTTGAACGCGTAGCGCGCGACGCGAACCGCGGAGAACTGGCGGTAGTTATCAGCGTGCAGAAACAAGCGACCACGACCAGCGACGCCGACGCGCTGGACTATTTCGCGGAGGAAGTTTCCGACTTCGTCGGCGTGACCGGGTCCAGTCCGCCGCAACGACCGGACAACGCGGTTTATATGCGCCACGAACTGACCGACGCGGACCGGCTGGGCGGCGTCACACTGCCGCAGTTTTGCAAGCTAATCAGGTTGACTTATCAGCTATTCACTTAGACAAGAGGACTTGACAAAATGGCCCTTACAGAAACCCCCATCGCTGGCGCTGAAGGTTTCGCGTACTACAACAGCGGCACTTATTCGTCGCCAACGTGGGTGAATATCGCCAACGCCCGCGACGTAACTATCAACCTGAGCGCGAACGAGGTAGAAACCAACGCCCGCGCCAGCGGCTGGAAACTGTCGCGGCAAGGGTTGCGGGAACTGTCGTTCTCGTTCGGGTATCTGATGAAGCAAGGCGCCGACACCGTCTGGGACGCGCTGCGGGCCGCGTACTTCGCGGGCACCGTGACAGAGTTTCTGTTTTTGGACGCCGCCGCCACGGAAACGGGCGCGGAAGGGGTCCGGGCCCACTGCCAGATCTTCACCCAGACAATCAACCAGTCCCTTGAAGACGCGGTCACCAGCGATAACGAGTGCCGGCCCGTTTGGTTTGAGGATAGCTCAACGCTGATTGTCCCGACGTGGTACACGGCAAGTTAACCAGGGAGCGCAACGCATGGACGTTACACAACGCGCGCGGCTGGCAATCCAGCGGGGCGAAGCGTGGAAGGCGGACACAATGGCCGACCTGGACGAAGTCGCCCACGCGGCGGAACTGGCCAACATGGCGGCCATTGACCCGACGCGCGGGCTGGTCGCGCTGGGGCACGCGGAAGCGGTCTCGCTGTTGCAAGCGGCGGACAAGGACGACGACGTAGCCAACGCACTACGCGCGGGCGTCGCCAAATCGGCCGGCGTGGACCGTGTGTACTGGCAAGCGTGCGACGTGTTGCGCGTCGCCAAGCAACAGGCAGAAAAGGCCGCGGATGATTGAACCCGACCAAATGTACTACTCCGAGTTGAACAGCGGCGGCCATGTGTTCCATTTTGCCTGGACCGCGGGCGGGGAATGGCGGGCGCTATTGCAGGCCCTGAAATGGGCACATGATCCGGGCTTAGTTTTTTCACTAGCCGACGTGGCGCACTTCGCAAACGCTTTGGGGGACCATTTACAGTGCCAGAGTTTACCGACCGACACGGCCACACGTGGCAGCCGGATTGCAACGCGTGGACCGGGCGACGACTTAAACGCGAACTGAACCTGGACCCGTTCCACTTGTTGACGGACCAGGAAGCAACGCTGGCGCGGCTGGCCGACGACGTGGCGTTGTGCGTGGACGCGTTGTGGGTGTTGTGTGAGGATCAAGCCAAAGCCCGCGGGATCACCGACGAAGATTTCGGCCGCGGTATCGACGCGGAACGGTTCGCGGAGTGTCAGCAATCGCTCGTTCTGGCGCTGATAGATTTTACAGCGCCGGCCCGCCGGCCGGCACTTTGGGCGCTATGGAACAAGGTAAACAACCTACAAGAAGAGGGGACGGCGCGGGCAGTCAGAGTGATCCAGAGCGACGCAACCGCGGCGGCGATGCGTCAACAGATGGACAAAGCGGAAGCGGCGGCGGCAAGCGAGATTGCGAAAGCTATTGGCGTTTAGTATTCGAAACCGCCGGCCGGGCGGGTGTTGACCCCGGCCCCTACAAACTGCGGGAACTTTGCCAAATGGCAGACGGCCGAAGCAAAGCGGAGTGGGACCAGACCGCCCTGTTAGCGTGCGCGCTTTACAACGGGATACGCGACCCGAAACGCAAGCGGCAGCCGTTTACAATCGCCGATTTTCATCCGTTCGAAACGCGGCAGAAAAAACCGGGCGTACGGCTGGCCAAGAAGAACCGGCGCATTTTGCGCGGCATGTTCGACGCGGCGGCGGGGGGTGGTTTCTAATGTCACAACTGCAGCTAGTTTTCAAACCGTCTTACGAAGTCGTCGACCTGTTTTTTGACCGGGAACGGGTCCAGCGGCTAGTCGAAAAGGAAGAGTATAAGCGGCTCTACAAGATCGGCGGCAAAGTCCGCGACGCAACCCGCCGACTGATCAAGGTCAAGGAACCGACAAAGCTACAGATTCAAAAGTTGTACCGCGGCACGCGGGCGGAACGGCGAAAAGCGGCGGCCCGTATCCGCGAGAAAATGCAACGGCACAGCAAACCCGGGGAACCGCCGCTGGCCCGGTCGCGTGGTTCGAAGGGCGACAAGGGAATCCGGACGATTCTATTTTCGCTGGACGAAGCGCGTTTGATGGTAATCGTGGGCCCGGTCAAGTTCACCAACAAACGCGTCCCGGAAATTCTCCAGTTCGGCGGGGAGACTACCACGTGGGTAAAGGCTAAGCCGGGCCGGGACGGTCGCCCGCGCTGGAAGCGGGGCCGGGCCTATATCGCGCCGCGTCCGTACATGGACAAGGGACTTGAAAAAGCGGCCAAGAAGTTTCCCCAACTATTTCAGGGCATTTTGCCAGATCGGTCTTTCTAATGGCTGGTGGTGCTATTCGCGCGGGTCGCGCGTTTGTCGAAATATTCGCCGATAATACCCGGCTGATACGGGGGCTACGCACCGCCCAGCGGCGGCTGCGCAATTTCGGCGGCAGTGTCCGCTCAATGGGTGCGCAGTTGCTGGGGATTGGCGGAATTGCCGCGGCACCACTGGCGGCGGCCGTTAACGCGGCCAGTGAATTAGAAGAGACTATGAACAAATTCAACGTTGTGTTCGGCGCGAACGCGGCGGCGGTCAAGTCCTGGGGGGACGATTTCGCGGGGCAGGTTGGACGATCGAAAGCGCAAATCGCGGATTTTCTGGCGTCAACGCAAGATCTGTTCGTCCCGCTGGGATTCGATCCGAAACAAGCCACGGACATGTCCAAAAGCGTGACCGGGTTGGCAATTGATCTGGCGTCCTTTAACGAAAAGATAAGCGACCAGCAAGCGCTGGACGATTTGCAAGCGGCGCTCACCGGGTCGGGCGAAGTCATGAAGAAATATGGCGTTGTGTTGAACGAGGCCGGCGTAAAGCAAGAGTTATTAAACATGGGAATTGACCCCAAGCGGGCCACAAACGCCCAGAAAGCGCAAGCGAGGTACAATATCATTCTGGCCGGGACGACGGCGGCGCAGGGCGACGCGATCCGGTCCGCGGGCAGTTTCGCTAACCAGATGAAGGCGGCCCACGGGCAAGTCGTCGACCTGGCGGCCGCGATTGGCGGCGTGTTGTTGCCGGTCGTGACTCCGCTGGTTGCGTGGTTCGTACAATTCGCGGCAACCGCCGGACGCTGGATCGCCCAAAACAAGGGCGTTGTAATGGTTGTGTTTGGCGTGGTGTCCGCGCTGCTGGCGCTGGGGGCAACGCTAATGGCCACGGGAATTGCCGTCGGCGTCATGGCGGCGGCTGTCGGGTTCCTAGCCAACCCGGTCACGCTATTAATCGCGGCCGTCGTGGCCGCCGGTGCGGCGCTGGTCCACTTCACGGACGCCGGCGGGGCGGCGCTGGAATGGCTTAAGGAACGGTTCGCGGGGTTGCTGGCGGTTGTCAAGCCAGTCATTGACGGCATCCAAAACGCACTAGCGGCGGGCAACCTGGGATTGGCGGCCCAGATTGCGTTCGCGGGGATCGAAGCGGCATTCTTGGCCGGTACGATGACACTTCGCGGGCACTGGCACGACTTCAGCAATTCCCTGTTCACTATTTTTGACGTGGCGATCGGCAAAATCCGGACCGTGTGGAACGACGCGGTGTCCAATATTGCCAAGGGGTTGTTAATGGTCGCCGACTGGATCGGGCTGGTTGATAGTGAAGCGGCTATCGCAATCATTACCGAAGACCAGCAGCGGTTCGCGGACGATCTGGAAGGGCAAACGCAACAGCGGATTGAACAGCGGCGCAAAGAAGGGGACGCGGCTATGGCGGCGGCCCGCCAGCGGCTGGCCGCGTTACAGGACCAGCTTGTGGCCGATACGAAACAAGCGGCAGCGGAAGCGGCAGCGGCGGCCCCGGCGGCGCCGACCCCGACGGCCCCGGCCGCGACAGCCGCGACAACACGCGGTATCGGGGAAGGGACCGCGGCCGGCACGTTCTCCGCGATCGGTGCCGTAATGCTAGGCGAACGCGGCGGCAACTGGCGGCAGCAACAGATTGACCACTTGCAAGTGATCGCAGAGAACACGGCGAAGGGCGCGCAAGCGGGCGAAGCACTCAACGCAAACCTGGGGACCGCCTAATGGCTGGAGTCTTCCAAGCGTACGACTACGGAAACGGCAAGGACGGGACCGACAAAAGTTCTACGCGGACGCTGTCGTGGTACACGGTCGGCTATACCACGGAAACGACGGCCAAGGCGGCGGTAGATAGTAGCGTCCCCGGAACCATTGCCATCACGGGCGGACCCGGCTACCTGTACAAGCAAGACCTGACGTGGACCCGGGAAGGGCCCGACGTTTACAAGTTCGTTGCAAACTATATCCACCCGGACCGCCGGGAAGAAGACGTCGATACGGGCAGTTATGTTTTTTCCTTCGACACGATGGGCGGAAAGGAAAAAATGATCGCTTCGCTGGCGACCGTTAGCAGTACGGCGAAAACGGGCGCGACGGCGGCGGATTTTAAAGGGTTGATCAACTACGACGGCAAGAAAGCGGCGGGCGTTGATATCACTATCCCGCAGCTACAATTCCAGATCCAGAAACGGCAACCGAACGCGACGGTTGCTATGTCGTACGTCCAGACGCTGGCCGCGTTGACAGGGAAGACCAACGACGACACGTTCTTGACCTGGAACGCGGGCGAAGTTCTCTTCCTGGGCGCGCGCGGCAAACAGGAAAGCGCCGCCGACCCGGAAATCACCTACTATTTTTCGGCCGGGCCCAACGTCACCAACCTAACCGTCGGGCCCAGTATCACAGTACCCGCGAAGAACGCCCATGACTATCTTTGGGTGTTTTACGATAAGCAAGAAGACACAACCGCAAAGAAGCTAGTGGCCCAGCCGCTACAAGCGAACGTAGAACGCGTGTACGAAGCGGGCGATTTTTCCGACTTGAGTATTTAAGAACATGGCGCAGCCTAACACGCCGGTGATTGTCCCCACGGCGGAAACGTTTCACCGCATGAACCGCGCCGCGGAAGACGCGGCCGCGAACCGCGGGTCTTTGCAATTTACGCCGGGCGGTGACGACGACCTGCCCGCCGGTTGCCTCTGGGCAAAGAACGGGACCGGCGCGGACGTGGACAGGTTCGCGCCGATGGGTGTCCTTTCGATTGTCATAAGCCCGACCGATAACGCGGACGAGTTCAAAAACGACCCGTCTATCACACTTCGCACGCCGACGGAGGCCGACGCGGGCGGGTTCGTTATCGCGCAAGAACCGATCGCCAACGGCGCGATCGGCCGCGTAATGGTCGCGGGCGTGTCGCCCGTCAAGTTGTACATTGAACGGGACACCGATTTATTTTGCGATATCAATGTTTACGTTTCCGACGATGGCATGCTGCTAACCGGGATAGGTCACGCCCGGATACTGTGGAAGGAAAGCGGCACCGGGACGGATAAGTGGGGGCTGGTCCAGTTTCCTGGGTCGGGCGGGACGACCCTATGGCGCTTTGCATTAACCGCGAACCTGTCCAGCGGCAGCGCCGGCGCGACGATCAAAAACATGGACGGCGACACCGTTACGGGAACGTTTACCGTGCGGGATCCAGAGGGGATCTTTTCGACGCTGGAAAGTGGGGACACCGGGCTGGCGTTGCTGGTCGGCGACCGGTACTTCGTGATACAAGCGGGGTGTTAGTGCGTGGGATGGTACGGTCCACGAGCGACGGCCGATTGTACGTGTTGCACGCACGCGACGCCGTGCCACGCGTGCGCCAGCGACGGCCAGCCGACCGAGACGTATCGCGTAGTGATCCCGTCGGGCGACTTCGGCGCGGGAACTTATACCCTGTCAAATCGGCTCTATTTTTCCGACTCTTGCCAATGGTCGGTCCCGGTTTCGATCACATGCGGGACGGGGACAACGTATTCGTTGAAAATGGAATTCAAAAAAACGGGCTCGGCATTTTCGCCCGTGTTTTGGGCGTCTATCTGGTGGATAAACTCAATGGCGCCGGGAATGTCGGGGTTGTCGCCACAATACCAGACGTTCCAAAGCGGTTTGCCGGATTGCGGCGCGTTTTCTAGTTTGGCACTGTCGTACACTTCGTCTAGCTTTAGTTGCGGAACGACGATCGGGTCCGCACTGGTCACGGCGTTATGATTCACAGCTGTACAAATTGCCAGTTTTCGCAACCCGTCGCGGGGGTCGTGTGGCCGCTCGTCTGCCGTTGCGGGACGCGCTACGCCGACGCGTCGGACGCCGGCACCGCGCCAAAGCCCGCGCCCCCGGGACTGGGGCGGCAACTGGTGAACTATACGGCGGCACTCGCCAAGTGGACGGCGGCCGGGTGCCCGGTCCGCGAACCGGACGAAGTGGACCGGCTGCGCGCCGTCTGTTTCGCGTGCGACTGGTACGACCCGGACGGGAAAGCGTGTAGTCATCGCGGCTGCGGTTGTGCGGTTGGATCGCCTACCGCGTTTGGTGATAAACTAGCGTGGAACACGGAACATTGCCCTATAGGGAAATGGTGAAAATGGCAGGGATGCCACCAATCCGAAAATGGGTCGTTTGTATTGCGGGCTTCCTGCAAGACGAAGGAACCCCCGGCGGGCTGGTCGCGGTCTGGCGCGAACTGCACCGGCTACACGCCGCGCCGGACGTTCGCGTAGAGTTTCGCGCGTGGAATGACCGGGCACGGTCGCTGGCGGAATTAATCTGGCGCCTACGACCAGCGGAAGCGCGGCCCCAGATTGTAATTTGCGCCTATTCGTGGGGCGGTGCGAGCGCCCAGAACCTAGCGAAGCAACTAGGCCGCCGCGGCCTTATAGTCGACCGGATGGTTTTAGCCGACCCGGTCTACCGCCACGGCTATTGGTGCGGCAACTGGCGGGCGCTCGTCCCGTGGTCGCGGATTGTCGTACCGCATAACGTCCGCCGGGTCGACTGGTTCCGGCAAACAGTTAGCCGCCCGCGCGGGCATGATCTGGTCGCGGAAGACCCCGACGCGACAACAATAGAACCGCCGGAGGTTGTCAAAGTCGATCATACATACATTGACGATTTGCGCGCGTTCCACGACAGCGCAATCACAGCGGCGGGGGTGGTGTAGCGTGTACAGCTATAAAATCGAAGTCTTGCGGGTTGTGGACGCCGACACGATCGACGCGCGTATTGACTTGGGGTTCCGCATGTACACCGTTCAACGAATCAGGCTGGCCGGGGTCGACGCGTGGGAAATGCGGGGCCCGGAAAAGCATAAAGGGCGGGCCGCGACGCGGGCCCTGATCGCCAAACTACAAACGGCCGGACCCTGGACCGTCGCGACGTATAAAACGGGCAAGTTCGGCCGCTGGCTAGGGACGATCGAGAACGCCGCCGGGGAGAACGTCAACGACTGGCTGGTGGCGGCCGGTCACGCGATTAGAAAGGAGTACTAGAAGTGGAGTATATCTATATAGATGAAGACAACGTGTTCCAGTGGGACGCAATGACCGACGGAACCGATGGCAGTTACGTAAACGACGCAACGGTTACGTTTGCCGTCAAGGACTTGGCCGACGTGTCGAAGGGCACCGGGTCCCTGTCCTATGTCAGCGCGTCAAGTGGCAAATACCAAGGGGTCTACGGCAAGACCGACGCGGCGACCCTCTCCGCCGGTACTGAGTACGTATTAGAAATTACCGCAGCGAGTAGCGGCCGGGACGGTTTCCGGCGGTTGCCCGTCATCGCACGATATCACCAGTGAGGAAAAAAACATGCAATACGACGACCTGACCGACGAAGAAAAGCGCGTAGTTGACGAGATGATGGCGCACCTACGAAGCGGCGCGGGGACCGCGGCGCAGCTCAGTTATAAGGCTGGGCAAGTTATCGAAAGCGCCGACCAGACGGGCGCGAACGCGGCAATCAATAAACTAGACCCGGGCGCGATGGTGCCCAATCACACT